GAAATTCACTCCTTTCTATATATAGTATACCACAATAAGAGTAGAGCAATACACTTTTTGTAGAATATTTTCTACTTTTTGTTGCAATCTACTAAAAGTAGAGTATAATAGTATTTGTAGAAAGGAGGACATATCAGTGAAGAAAAAGCGTAAAAGAAAAAGCAAGCACGAATTGCATTTGGCCCGCATCGCACTTGCTACATCAATCATCAACCTTATTATTTCAATAATCAACTTGATAAAAGATATTATGAAATAACGGTTGGGGAGAGGTTCTTCCTCTCTCTGATTGATACTAACTTTTTGTTTCGCTGTTGTCAATATATATCAGAGACGAAAGGAGATAATATTATGCAAATTATGTTTGATACATTACAAATTATACTAAATATCGTAATTATTGTTTGTTTAATTAGCTTATTAAAGAAGTAGGAGGTAATACTGTTGGAAAAAATTAATATCACTTTAGAAGCAGCTAGAGTTAATGCAGGCTACACGCAAGAGCAAGCTGCTTCTAATTTAGGAGTTTCAAGATCTACTATAATTAACTGGGAAAATGGAAAAACCATCCCTGGAATTCCTTCAATGCATAAAATGTCACAATTATACGGAATTCCTTTGGATTGTATTTTTTTACCTTGTTACTCTACTAATAGTAGAATTAAAATCAAAGAAGGAGAATCAAAATGAATGAATTACAAGTATTTAAAAATCAAGAGTTCGGTTCAGTAAGAACATTAGTGATTAACAGTGAACCTTGGTTTGTCGGAAAAGATGTGGCTGAGGCGCTAGGATATAAGAACACAAAAGACGCATTAGCAAAACACGTTGATAGTGAAGACAAAGAAATCCTAAAGTCGCAAAATGCGACCTTAGAAAATATTCCCAATAGAGGAGTTACGGTGGTAAATGAAAGTGGACTATACAGCTTAGTCCTCTCAAGCAAACTACCAAGCGCCAAGAAATTTAAGAGATGGGTAACAAGTGAAGTACTCCCAGCGCTTCGAAAAACAGGGCAGTACCAAGTGAAGGAACTAAGCGGGCAGGAATTAATGGCTAAGGCATTAATCGAGGCTCAAAGCGTTCTAGCTGCTAAAGATAAGCAGATTGAGGAGATGAAGCCTAAGGTGGTATTCGCTGATGCAGTAGCAACTAGCCATACATCTATCCTCGTTGGTGAACTTGCTAAAATCTTAAAACAGAACGGAATTGAAATGGGTCAGAAACGTTTATTTGCATGGCTCAGAGAAAATGGATTTCTAATTAAGCGAAAAGGCACTGATTATAACATGCCTACACAGAAAGCCATGGACTTGGGTCTATTTGAAATCAAGGAAGGCTCATATGTCAATGGTTCAGGTGTAAACATTACTACCAAGACTCCAAAGGTCACTGGCAAGGGTCAGCAGTATTTCATTAATAAGTTCCTTCAATAGGAGGTGATCATCATGGATGAATGGAGTATCAGCGTTGAGGAAGCTGCAAAGATCATGGGTAAATCAAAAGATTTCATTTTTCAGGCAATCCAGAATGGATTCATCAAAGGGATTGTGATACAGAATAAAACCCGAAGAACTGCACATATTCCGAGAAAACCATTCTTTGAATACATGACTTGCTCCAAAAAAGAACCAAGCCAAGAATTAATCGAAGCGCTCATAGAAAAATATGAGTCTTCAGAAAAAGAAATCAAAAAGCTTGATGATAAGATCCTTGAACTAAATAGAAAAATCATCAAGTTAAGCAAAACTAAATAACAGCTTAGTTGCTCGTAGGCACCTAAGGCTAGGAGACAAATAATAATTCGTAGAATGAACTGCAATACATAATTTAACATTTCTCTTTTTGGATAATTCCATTGACTATACATACCTACTGTATACAGTCTCCTAGCGCTAAGTGCTTATGAGCACAAAAAAAGAACACACGACAGCCATCGTGTGCTCCCACTCAATCTTCTAGGAAAAGATTGATAAAAATCAGACAGTGATAAGTATATCACGGAAAGAGGAAATTATGAATAGTAAAAGAATCTTATTAATTGCATTTAACGCATTTGTTTTGGGAACAGTTATCTCAATGATCACATCAGGCACAAATTGGGATAGTACAGCTGTACATGTCTCAAGTGCTTTCTCGTTAGGATTAAACATCTTATTTTTGGAATATATCGGATTAAAGGGGGATAAATAATCATGGCCAAACACGTAGAAAATCCATTCTTACACATTGAGATCAATGATGATAAACAATGTTCAGTAACAGGAACAGGAAACACATGGCAGTACTTATTACTCTTTGCTTACATCGTTAAAGCTGCAAAAGAAGGGCGCTTTACTAATGGGTTCGACGATGAAGGAGAAGAAAAGGAATTCAATAGAATTTTAAACAAGGTGTATGAAAGCCCGGATGCTGCAATTGAGGTATTTGGACCGCTAGGGGATGCAAATGCAGTCTCTGATATCTTAGAAGCAATGGATAACTTGTTTGAAGGGGATTACTTAGATGGAGAATAAAAATCTTGTATATCCCGTTCCAATGTATATACAGAACGTAGCTCACTTATTGTCAGTTGCTGGAGATAAAAAAGCAAAGCGTATATCAAGAGCGATTCTCAATTATATAAATAGCGATAAATACAAAAACGATATGATTTTAAGAAATAAGAATTATATCAAAGCTATGGAAAAAACTCTAGAAAAGAAGTAAAAGGGTGTGTTAAGCAATGATGGAGAATAAGAAAGATATTCTAGAAAGCCTGTTTGAGACTCTCACTAGAACTAGAAAGTGGAGCGATGAAATCGCTGAAATGATTTACAACAAGGATAAGAACGGCAATGAAGAGGTTCTTGTTAGATTGTATGAATGCAGAAAAGTTTATTGATGTCACTGGTGACAGTGGCATGGCTCTCATTAAAGATGTAATCGCAGCTTTAGAGGAAATACGATGACCTCTTTCAAAGGATTGTTCGATTGTCTCTATGATCCGATTCCAAAAGATAAAGAAGGGTGGCTTTCTCAAAGAAGGAAGGGAATTGGTGGTTCAGATGCTGGAATAATCGAAGGTGTCAACCGCTACACTACTCTCCACGAATTATGGGAAGACAAGACAAATAGGCAAAAGAGACCTCAAGTCTCAAATCATGCCATTGAGATGGGAAACCGTCTAGAGCCTGTAATGTTCAATTTATTTGAAGCGCTCTATGGCGATGACTATGAAGTCATCGATACAAAGGATTATTCATTATCTCGCAAGGATAAGGATTGGATGCGAGCTAATCTAGATGGTGCTCTTATTCGTAAGGAAGATGGATCAAGCGGAATACTTGAAATAAAGTCCACAACAATCAACCAATGGAAGTATTACCAGGAAGAATGGGGCGATGATTCAATGCCTCAGACATATTACTGCCAGTGCTTGCACTATATGAATGTGACAGGTGCTGAATTCGTTGTATTATTCGCTATTGCTATGATGCCGTGGTGCGATGAAACCAAGACAATTGTTAGAAGAATTGAAAGAAGCGAGGTGCTTTTGGATTTAATGCAGCTAGAAGCAGATGAAGAAGCCTTCTGGAAAAAGCACATCGTGGAAGATATTGAACCAAATTTTATTTAAAGGAGAAAAAGAATGAGATTTAAACAGGAAATTAAAGACCGCTTATATGGCGGTCACATCGGAATCGAAACAGATAAGATTGATTTTGAGCTTCTCAAGGTCATGCTTGCTGATGATCACAAGAAGATTGCGGAAGGAAAGCCAGTAACTGAACTAGCATGGCCTTTTGGCGCAATTACAGCACTCACTGCAGTTAATGACAATGGTGAAGTATTCGCTGACAAGCAGATTGACATCAGATATGAACAGGTAAAGTTCAAGGATGCAATCATCGAAGAAGATATGCAGCCTATCGATATAGATGTCAATGAAGTTGCTGAAATGCCTGACCTAAGCATTGTTGATGTGATTCCTTCAAAGGTTGAAGGGAATGCCGAGCAGTTTAAATTAGCAATCAAGTCATATCTTAAGCGTTATGACAAAATCGTTGTTACAGCTGACAACTGTAAAGAGGTATCTGACATTGTTTCAAAATTGAAAAAGGAAATGAATGATGTCAATGAGAAGAAAAAGAAAGTTAAGAAGAAAGCAATGGAAGGCTACACTCTCTTTGAAAATGAAATGAAAGAAGTGCTAAAGATGTTTGAATCTTCTATCAAGGTGCTTTCTGATGATATTAAGCAGTTCACAGATAAGGAAGTTGAAGAAAATAAGAAAGTTGTCGAAGCTCTATGCAAGAAGGCTCTTCATGATTACGTAGAAAGAAATGATTTCAATGAATACTTTGCTGCTAATTTCTTCAATACAGATTCTCGCTGGAGCACATTGAAGAAATTCATTAATAACCATAAGCCAACAAAGGCACTTGTTGAAGAAATCAGACAGGAATGTGAAAAAGTTAAAAAGGAATATGAAATCTATCAGCAGAAAATTGAAGGCTTATGCATCTATTTAGAAGCAAAATGCAAGGAATCGAACATTGATCAGCAGATGTTTGATTTAACTCTATACAAAAAGATGCTAATACAGGAGTCTCTCGAAAGTCTTACAAAGGACATTGATTGCAGAATCAACGGAATCCTAAGAAACAGAGAACTTCAGAAACAGAAGGAAGAAGAAGCAAAGAAAAAGGAAGTTAAGCAGCAAGAAAAGCCTGTAAATGTTTCTTCGGAAGAAAATGAACCTCTAAAGATGTTAGTTGGTAAAATCGTAGGAACAAATTCAGCACTAAATGAATTAAAAACATCTCTAGACTACCTCAAAGCCAAATATGATGGCTGTTTCGATTATGATTTAAGATTCCCTAGAAAGAAAGAAGGTAAATAAAAATGACAGTTAAAAATAGTTTAAGAAAAGACACAAACAAAGCAAAATTCAGTACTTTTATCGCCAGCCCAGCAGTACAGAGAAAAATCAATAATGTTGTTGGCGGTAAGAATGGAACACGTTTCATTGCTTCTATTACTTCTACAGTTGTCAATGATCCAAAGCTTCAGGAGTGTGAGTTTAATAGTATCATTATGGCTGCATTCCTTGGCGAAGCGCTCAACTTATCTCCTTCTCCTCAGTTAGGGCAGTACTACTTTGTACCTTATAAGACTAAGAGAGGAACAGTGGCACAGTTCCAATTAGGTTATAAAGGCTACATTCAGCTAGCTATCAGAAGTGGACAGTATAGAAAATTAAATGTTATTTCAATCAAAGAAGGCGAATTAATCCATTATGATCCTCTTAATGAAGAGATTGAAGTCAGATTAATTGATGATGAACTTGAAAGAGAGAATGCTAAAACAATCGGCTATTATGCAATGTTTGAATATACAAACGGCTTCAGAAAAACAATGTACTGGTCAAAAGAGAAAATGGAAGCACATGCGCTTAAGTATTCTCAAGGATATGCAGCAGATAAAAGAAAAGGCACTAACTGGACATTCTGGTCTAAGGATTTCGATGGAATGGCATACAAGACTATGCTCCGTCAGTTGATCAGCAAGTGGGGTATCATGTCAATTGATATGCAGAATGCTATTGATGCCGATATGGCAGTAATCAATAGTGACGGCACAAAAGAGTATGTTGATGCTCCTGTAACATTTGTAAATGATGAAGAAACACAGGCACAGGAAGAAGCACCTAAAGCAATCGCAAATGAAAGTTCAGCACCTAAAGCACCACAGCCAAATGAAGAAGATGACAAGGTTCTAGAAGAGGCAATGGTCAATACTGATTTCGGCGATGCTGAATTCGGTGACTTTGATGATAATTTTGATTACGAACAGTTCTAATTAAGGAGGTCTAGAAGATGGAAAGAAGGAGATGGATAAAATTGTATATGATGGACTACGATGAAGTCTATCACGATTCAAAGATGTTCCATCTTTGGATTGACATCTTACTACACACTAATCCTGTTGATTATTATCATCACGGAGACTTGATCAAGAGAGGGCAATGTATCCTCTCTCTGAATCAGGTCGCTGAAAGATGCCATATGTCGAAACCAACAGTTTCTAAGTACCTTCGATTATTAGAGGAATGTGGAAAAATCAAGTTAGATATACAACACAAAGGCACTAAAGTGACGGTGTTAAATTGGGATAAATACCAGAGCGATACAAGTACAAGCGGTTTAGAACTAAACCAAGAGGTAAACCACTTACTAAACCACTCACTAAACCAAGAGGTAAACCACTTACTAAACCCTAATAAGAAGAGTCTAAAAGAAGAGTCTAAAAGAATAAAAGAAGAGTCTAAAAGACAGACTAGGGAAGACAGAATTTATAATTCTCTTTTGTCTAAAGGATTAGAAGACTATTACCAAGAAACATATGAGAAATGTGAAGTATATGGTTTCGATAGAATCAAGAATTTAAAAGCTTTCTGTATAGCAGTTGCTGAAGAGTTAGCAGCTAAGAAGAAACCTATACCAATAGCAGAAAGAAATAAGCCAAAAAGAGGAGTAACTGAAAAAGATAAAGAAGAATTAAGAAAGATGATGGAAGATCTAGGAGGGGATTTATAAGATGGAACTAGTGAATAGTAAAAAATTATTTAGAGTGGCTCAATTCATGTGCGATGTTGAAGTTGATGGAAATTATTTATGTGGATCATTCCTTGAATGCTTAAACGGCTCATTCAATGCTCCAAAATGCGAGGAAGATGAATCTTTCTGCTCGGAAAAATGCCCAATGAAATCAACAAAAGCATTTATTGAATGGCTTAAAGAGGAGAATCAAAATGAAGAAAGTAAGATGCGAGATATACAGGGATAGCATGCAGAATTATAAGAGATATGCTATTCCAAAGGCTCAATTGATTATTGCTGATGTGCCTTATAACATTGGTAATAATTTTTACGGAAGCAATCCAATGTGGTATAAGGGCGGAGATAACAAGAATGGTGAATCTAAATTGGCCGGTAAGTCAGCATTTAACAGTGATTTTAATTTCAACTTGTATGAATACTTCCATTTCTGTTCTCGCATGCTAAAAAAAGATGATCATAAGAAACAGAAACGCGGAAGAAGTTCCGACAGTCCATGCATGATTGTGTTCTGTTCGTTTGAACAGATGCCTACCCTTATAGATGCTGGAAAGAAACATGGCTTTGTAAACTACATTCCTTTAGTGTTCATTAAGAATTACAGCCCTCAGGTACTGAAGGCTAACATGCGTGTTGTTGGCGCAACTGAGTATGCTCTTGTTATGTATAGAGATAAGCTCCCAAAATTTAGAAATGGTGTTAAAACTGACCCTGAAACAGGAAAGAACATCAAAGGAACAGGGAAAATGATATTTAACTGGTTCAACTGGATAAAAGACGGAAAAGAAATCCCTAAAATCCATCCAGCACAGAAACCGGTAAATGTGCTCAAACAGTTAATAGAAATATTTACCGATGAAGGTGATGTTGTTATTGATCCATGTTGTGGAAGTGGTAGCACATTAAGAGCCTGTCTTGAATTAAATAGAAATGCATATGGTTTTGAAATTGATAAAAACTTTTATGAACGTGCTAAAAATGAAATGCTTGTTGAACCTAAAAATGTACAGAGAAGTATGTATGATTTTCTAGGAGGTGAAGAAGATGCTTAATGCAGAAAGATTTAAAGAAGAAATAAATAAGTACAATAACGAATTTGGACTTGCTGATAACATTGTTGATTGTGGAACGTTAGGCTGTAGAAATTGCCGATTCTCACGTTTGAATAATTCTGATGGTGTAATTATTATGTGCAGCACTAGAAAAGTTAAATGGCTTTTATCAGAATACAAAGAGCCTATTAAGCTGAGCAAAGTAGAATATGAAATTCTAAAATATCTATCAGACAACACAAAGTACATGTATATCGTTAGAGATGGCAATGGCAATATTTTTCTATATGATGAAGAACCCCAAAAAAGTGAGAGTTCTCCTTGGTGGACTGGTCGCGGCATGTGCCACATGAAAATGTTTAATAAGTTATTCCAGTTCGTTCAATGGAAAGACAGTACACCTACATCAATCAAAGACGTTTTAGAGAACTGCGAGGTGGTCAATGATGCTGAAGAATAAAGAAGAGAGAACCTCATTTTTAAGAAATGAGAAGAACTGGGAAGCTGAGTATTTAACAGCTGATATTAAAATGTTGACTTTAAAATTAACACCTAAACTATATGTCAGAAAAATTCAAGTGATGGGTTTTAATAAATATTTTAAAAAAAGTGGATGGTATACGCAGTTTACTAAGTTCTATTATCCTGATGATCTATATTACGGTCCTAATACTTCAGATACAGAATTATTGCGATATTTAACTGCGCATAAAAATGATGATTACATTGAAGACTTAGAAGTAAAAGGAGAACAGTAAAATAATGAGAATAAATGAAGTGTTAACAAGAGTCGATGAAGATGAACTCATTGACATTAGATGTAAAAGTTGGAATTTTTGTATACAAGGAACAAAATGGGAAATCACTCATAGTGACACATTCATGGATAACCATTTTGGAGATATGTTAGTAACTCATATTGAAGTAAATGATTTGCCAAGAGGTCACGCAATCATGCTATTGGCTGATTCTGGAGAAAGTATAAGAGATTAGATTTATGAAACTCTATAAACCAAAAAGACCTGGTGTTAACTCTCAGTGCAGTGTGTTCTTTATTGGTGATCAATGCTTTGTGAAATATGGTGATGAACGCTATGTGGAATTTTTAGAAAGATATTGTGATGAGCTAGAGGAATACTGTGATGGGTTGAAAGAGATTATTCATGAACTGATTTTAACTACTAGACCAGATGATGAATTATTCCTTTCGGTTATAGACCGAGTTCCATTAGAAGACTTAGAAAAGCCAAAAATGACAAATAATCCGTTTTTTGCAAAAAACATTAAGGAGATAAGTAAAAAATGATGAATAGAGATGATGTAAGATATCGCTTACTTGAAAATAAAGTTGAAAGGTTAAAAGAAGAAATATGCAGCTATGAACAATCTATAAGAAATTTACTGGACTTACTGGGTAAAAACATGAAGGCGTTCGATGAATTGGACGCTAAATTAATTTTGTTAATAGATGAGAATGAGGAACTGCGTAATCGTTTAAAAATGAAAGGAGACAAGTAAATATGGTTTTTAGTGCCGAAAAAGTACAGGAAATTGTAGAAGAAAAGGAAGCCGAATATAAGAAGCTAGAAGAAGAATATTCATATTTGAAAGAAGAACTAGAAGATTTAAAGGCTGAAAATGAAGATTTAGAAGATAAGTGCAAAAGTTATCAAAAAGCAAACCAAACTGTATTGGACTTCTACAGAGAAGACTGTGGAAAATGGATGATCTTCATAAACTGAATAATAAGCTTGTCAAAAGCAATAAAGCAGCTAACAGAGATTTCTTTATTCTCGCAGCAGTTTATGTTGCTACACTAGTGCTAATGATTTACTTATTTATCAGATAGGAGTGATATAGATGTTTTTATTGCAGGTATTAGGAAATGTATTTTCTGTGTTTGCTATCGTTATGCTGATTGTTGGCGTTCTTATTGTGGTATCTGTGATTGCAATTGCAGTGTTTGTTATTGTGTCGGTCGTTGTGAATGGCATAGAAGAAGATAAGGAGAATAATAACTTATGACAAGAAAAGACAAGGGGGAACACTATTAATGCTTAATCGTGCTTTATTAGTCGGAAGACTTACAAGAGACCCCGAACTAAGAAGAACAGGGAGTGGGAAGGCAGTCACTTCTTTCAATCTAGCAGTAGAAAGAAACTTCAAGAGCGATGATCAGGAAGCTGATTTCATCAACTGTGTTTGTTGGGGCAAGATTGCAGAGAATACAGAACGTTACTGTTCTAAAGGTTCGATGGTTTCGGTTGATGGTCGCATTCAGACAAGAAACTATGAGAACAATCAAGGTCAGAAGGTATATGTTACTGAGGTGATTGCTGACTCTGTACAGTTTATTAATACAAAGAGAGATAGTAATACAGCTACTGCAGCACAAGCACAAACACAAACTGACAGTTATGTGCATAATGAACCAATCCAGCAGTTTGAGGATGATAATTACGAATTAGAAGAGGATGACATTCAATTTTAAATGAGTAAATACAATTCAAGAAAAACCGCCATTGATGGTATTACTTTTGATTCTAAGAAGGAAGCAAAGAGATATCTTGAATTAAAGCAGATGGAAAAAGATGGATTAATTCATAATCTACAATTACAGGTACCTTTTGAGTTAATCCCTCCTTTTGAAATTGTGATTGATGGCAAAAAGAGAAAAAGAAGACCTATCACGTATGTGGCCGACTTTGTCTATTGCAAAGGTAATGAAAAGATAATAGAGGACGTCAAAGGTCTCAGAACTCCTGTCTATAACATCAATAAGAAGCTATTTGAATATAAGTTTAAGACAACTATAAAGGAGACTTAAGATAACTACACAGGGCATTGAGTTCTCTATATTTAACTCATAAGAAAATTTAAAATAAGAAAATCTATATGGATTACTCTTAATAGATTTGTTTCTAAAAGCAAGATCCTCACATGGACTTGATGCCCTAACATATTTTTCTATTCTAAAACCAACAAACAACAGCAGTGTCATGGATTTGCTTCAATCTCATTCACCTTCTTTTGCAAAGAATAAGAGTATGAAGCGCTAATTTTGCTATCCAACTAAAAAGTTATGATGTTGCTGGGAGAAGAGAAGACACAAATTGAAAACCAATAGGAAGAGTAAAGGACTGTTTTCTTCTTCTCCAGAAAGGAGGTTAATTTTTGTTTTTTATTCTATTTGTATTGGTGATAGTGATTTATTTATTTTTTATTTTTGAGTAATCAGGAGGATTCTTTATGACAATTGACGAGACAAGAACATTTCTAAAATCATATAAAAGCATGGCTAACAGGGTAGAGTATATCAACAATAAAATGATTAATGTTAAATCAATTAGATATGACGATGCTCAAAGATGTTCTTATGGCGAGCCTAAAACTCAAAATGATTACATCATCATGAAAGATGAATACTTGTCTCAGATGCAAGAAATAAAGGATTCTATTGAAAGATTGAGCAGTATGACATATAGAAACATACTGTTTTATCGATATATAGAGTGTTTGAGTGTATATGATATTGCTGAAATTATGGACTATTCTCCAGCAACAGTAAGAACGTATATACTCGATGCAGTTAAAGAATTATCAGTTATTATGTGAAAAAGTCCTAATTGTTAATGATTTATACTAACAATAGTGTGGTATTATGTAAATACATAAGAGTCCATGCAGAGATAGAGGCACATACAGCCTCTTTTTATTTTGCCAGGAAGGAGAATAATAGATGAATGACATCAAGGTAACGCAGAAGCCTGTTGCTGATTTAATCCCTTATAGTCGCAATCCTAGAAGGAATGATGAAGCCGTTCCGATGGTGATGAACAGCATCAAGGAGTTTGGTTTTAAGGTTCCTATAGTTGTTGATAGGAATAATATCATCGTATGCGGTCATACAAGGTTTAAAGCAGCGCTAAAGCTAGGACTTGAGACAGTTCCATGCATAGTAGCCGATGACCTCTCAGACGAGCAGATTAAGGCTTTTAGACTAGCAGATAATAAAGTATCAGAGAAAGCTGAATGGGATTTTGAAATCTTAAGCGGTGAACTTGATGACATTATCAATATAGACATGGATTCATTTGGGTTTGAGTCAATTGATTTTGAAGAACCTGAGGAAGACGATTCTGAAAAGGTTAATGAAAGAGAAAGAACAGGAAACGCATATAACCTTGATGAATATGATGAACTTAGAACAATAGGATTCTATCAGATGCCTACACTTGAAAGAATTGACTATGTTCCTGATGATCTTGTTGGGTTCAATTATGTATTGAATTCTGATAGATATGAGTCAGGTGTTCACTTCTATATTGATGATTATCAATTCGAAAGAATTTGGGCATCTCCTCAGATGTATGTTGATAAGCTGGCACAGTTTGACTGTATTCTTACTCCTGATTTTTCTCTTTACATGGATATGCCTATGGCCATGAAGATATGGAATGTATACAGAAGCCGTTTAATTGGTCAGATCTATCAGGATAGAGGGCTTAGAGTGATTCCCACTGTATCATGGGCTGAACCAGAAACATTTACTTTTTGTTTTGATGGTATTCCTTCTAACAGTACAATTTCAGTTTCTACTATTGGAGTTAAGCGCAGCAAGGAAGCCACAAAGATATGGACACAGGGCATGGATGAAGCCATGAAGAGGCTGAAACCTAAGAATGTGCTTGTCTATGGTGGTGACATTGGCTATGACTTCAAGGGGGCTAATGTAAAATACTATGATAATCATGTGACAGAAAAAATGAAAAAATTAAAGAATATATAAATCATATATCGAAAGGAGCATAATATATATGGGTGGTAGAGGTGCATCAAGTGGAATAAGAAGAGGCAAAGCGAGCAATGCAAAATATAATGGTTTTAGCCTTACTGACAAAAATGGAACAAGACACTATAAGGTTATAAATGGAAAAGTACAAGATGCGATAGAGGGCGAAGGATTTGACGGTCTTTTTCACTCAAAAGCGCATCATTTGCAGCCAATATACGATAAGCTCGGAAGCGTTGACGCTATGATTAAGCAAGTGAACAAGATTGGAAAAGGTAAAGCTTCTGTTCTATCTGATAAAGCTATTGACAAAATGTATGATGAACGTCGAAAGAAGAAAGCTGAAGATGATAAACATTACAGTCCAAGAAACAGTAAAAAAGGCATAAATAAACACAGTTTATACTGGAATGCAATGTAATGTTAAAGGCACTCGAAAGGTTTAAAATGACATTGGCATACTATCTTAAACGCAGAGATATCAAATATAAATTTAATAAAGTACTAGAAAAAATAAAAGGAAGTATAAAAAATGGGTGGAAGAGGTGCATCAAGTGGAATAAGCAAAAAGAAAAATGTATACGGCTCACAATTTCACGCTGTAAAAGATTCTAATGGTAAAGCACTTGTAAGTGGGAATGTTAAATTTATTCAATCGAATTCGAGAGATTCCGAAAGTCTTATGGAAACAATGACAAAAGGAAGGGTATATGCGCTTACTGGTGGAGATGATTTGATAAAAATTGTATATTTCGACAAAGAAAACAAGCATGTCAAAGAAATAAATTTTGGGCATAAACATGCAGGCTTAGACCCTCATGTACATCACGGATATTTTCATAATGAGAATGATGGCAAAAAAGGTGCTACTAGATTAACTAAGGAAGAAAAGAAAATGGTTGAAAGCGTTAAAAAAGTATGGCATGATTACCTTAGCAGAAGATAGTTTAGGCTGGCAGAACAGGTTGATAGACAAGGCATCGGTTCGATTCCGGTTGACTGCTAAGATTTAGGAGCTCTTTAAGGGCTCCTTTTTATAAAATCGAATCTAAAGATTTAGAAGTATAAGAGAAGGCAATCCGTCAAGGGTTGCTTTTTTGTTATTGAAAATGTGTGAATTTAAAATAAATTTAGCAAGTAAAAAATCAATAAACAAAAAGGCAGGTGATAGCAATGGCAAAAAGTGAGTTCGCAAACATGACACCAGAAGAAAGAAGAGAGAACGGCCGAAAGGGCGGACTTGCATCTGTCAAGGCAAGAAGAGAAAAGAAGGCAATGAAAGATAATCTTGCATCGCTTCTTTCCATGTCTCTTAAATCCGGTAAGATAGCCGATGTGGACACAATAAAGAACTTTGCTGCATTGAATGGCAAGAATGTGACTGTACAGGATGCAATACTCATTAAACAGGTTCAGAAGGCAATGAAGGGCGACACTAAGGCAGCAGAATTCATTAGAGACTTGAGCGGTAATAAACCTGGCAGTAGTCTTGACATCAAGTCAAATGGACAGATAGTAATTATAGATGACATCGAATAAAGCAAAGCTTTCTGACATTATAGGCCCAGCGTTCTATGATCTTCATAAATATGTTAAGACTAATGCATATACACACTACTGGCTTAAAGGTGGACGTGGTTCTTTAAAATCTTCTTTCATTGGCACAGAGATTCCTCTAGGGATTATGAGAGATGCGAAACGTGGTGTAATGAGTAATGCCGTTGTTATCAGACGTGTAAAGGACACTTTAAGGGGTTCAGTCTATGAACAGATTAAGTGGGGCATATTCATGCTGAAGGCTGAAGAAGATTGGGATATACCTGAATCTAAGCTGCAGATGACATACAGACCGACAGGACAACAGATAATATTCAAAGGTGCTGACAATCCTAAGAAGTTGAAATCTATCAAGGTGTTTGTCGGCTATGTTAAATACGTATGGTATGAAGAATGCGACGAATTCGAAACATACGATAAAATAACCAATATCAATCAGTCACTTCTTCGTGGTGGACATGAGTACTGTGTATTCTATTCATTTAACCCACCCGAATCGCAAAGAAATTGGTGCAATAGGCAAGTTCTAGTGAAAAGGGATGATACATATGTCTCTCATACAACTTACTTACAGGCGCCACCTGAATGGCTTGGGGAGCAGTTCCTAATAGAAGCCAACCACATGAAGGAGACAAAGCCTGATAAGTATAAGCATGACTATCTAGGTGAGGTAACCGGTACAGGTAGTGAGGTTTTCACTAACCTCGATATACGTGAGATAACCGACGAAGAAATACAGGTATTCGATAGATTAAAAAACGGATTGGACTTTGGTTATGCTGGTGACCCATTAGCATATGTCAAAGCAAACTATGACAAGACGCGCAGGCGTCTTTTTATTTTTGGCGAAGTATACGGCACTAGACTATCCAATGCCAAGGCCGTGAAACTCATAAAAGAGATTAACCCACTCAATAAGCTAGTCACTGCCGATTCAGCTGAACCAAGAACCATTAATGAATTCAAGTTATTAGGTCTCAATATCATTGGTGCAAAGAAAGGCGCTGACAGTGTAGACAACGGAATAAAGTTCCTTCAGGACCTAGACAAGATAATTATAGATCCTGTTAGATGCCCCAATGCTGCACGTGAATTCAATGACTATGAAATTGAAATGGATAGAGACGGCAACCTTAGAGGGGACTTCCCCGACAGAAACAACCACACTATAGATGCGGTTAGATATGCTATAGAAAATGAAATCCTTATGAAGAAGGCAAGAGCAGGAAAGAGGAGATTTTAAAAGATGTATTATACTTTCACAATTCCACGAGAAAAATTCGACGAGACAAACATAGATAGAAGCATGATCCTTCGTCTTATTGGAAAGCATTATAGTAAACGTGCTCCTGAGATATTGAAGAATGTTGGCTATTACTTTGGTAAGCACGCCATCATGAACAGGGAAAAGAAGTTCAAGAACCAGCCGAACAATAAGATCATGGTAAACCATGCTAAAGATATATCAGATACAGCAACGGGCTATTTTCTTTCAAACCCTATCACATTCAAGAAGAATACAGAAGACGGCAATATTGACAAGCTGACAGGTGCTTTTGTTGATGCAGAAACAGATGATACAGATTCATGCAATGCTATCAATATGTCACGTGCTGGTGTCGCTTATGAGTATGTCTATTTATGTGAGCATGAAAGCAAGCTGATGACCAAGACACTTGACCCATTGTCAACATTCAAGGTTTTCGATGCTTCAATTGAACAGCATGAACTATTTAGCGTTTATTATTCGATTGAAAAAGATGATTCTACTGACAGGTTCAATATCATCGCAACAGTAACAACTGAGAACTATGTCACAAGAATGGGAATCACATGCAATGAAGAATTCGAAAAAGGCGAGTTTTCAGAACTAGGTGAGCCTTACCCACATTTCTTAGGTGAGGACCCTATCATTGAGTATAGAAACAACATGGACTGCATTGGAGACTATGAACAGCAGATTTCTCTAATTGATGCATACAATACGTTATGCTCTGACAGAATCAACGATAAGGAGCAGTTCATTGACGCAGTGCTTGTTGTCTATGGCGCTCTTTTAGGTGATGACGATGAAGAAGCAACAAAAGCGCTACAGGCTATCCGTAAGAATGGTGTTATGGAACTTCCTAGTGATGCACGCTCTGAATATCTGACTAGAACGTTTGACGAGAATGCGGTGGAAACACTCAAGCGCTCAATAAAGGAAGATATCTATTCACTTTCTCATGTTCCTAATCTGACAGATGAAAACTTTGCTGGCAACAGTTCAGGCATTGCTATTCAATATAAGCTTCTAGCACTTGAGACCCTCACCAAGACAAAAGAAAGATATTACAAGAAAGGGCTTAAGAAGCGTATAAGAATGTTCTGTACTTACCTCAATCTAAAGGCAATTGCTGCTGATCAGTCAATGATTGAGCCTGTATTTACAAGAGGACTCCCACAGAACCGTCTTGAATTATCACAAATCATTGCGAATCTTAAAGGTGTTGTATCAACTAAGACACTTCTTGCACTTCTTGACTTTGTTTCAAACGTTGATGATGAAATGAAAGAAGTCAAGAAAGAACAACAGGAAGCACTTGAAACACAGAAGCAGTTATTTGATACCGAAAATCAGAATACTCCTCCAGAAGATGAAGAAGAAACAGATGATCACGAGGAAGATGGTAATAATGATGATGACAAAGACAAGGAATAATAGTGCTCTGTTATGACTAACATCAAAAATATAAAGTACTGGGAGATGCGAGAAGCAAGGAACATGTACAAGGATATGCAGTTAGCCGAGGACTGCGCTAAAGATTTGAGCGTAATCTATAGCAAGGCTGCAATCTACACTGCCAAGAAGATTGAGGGAATATTCAATAGATTCGCTTCAAAGCATCATCTAACAAGAGAGGAGGCTATTAATCTTCTTTCAGATGCTGACAGCAGAAATTTCGAAAAACTGCTTGAAGCATACAAGAATAAGACAGGCGCCCAAAAAAGAGAGGTACTAGCAGAATTGGAAGCCCCAGCATATAAGAATCGATGATATTGATAAGTCAATTAATAAGCTGATTAATGCCATTGCATCCAAGGAAAGAGATGCTATAGGGAAGACAATGCGACAGGTCTATGAAAGCAGTTATCACCATGCAGTATATGAAGCTGCAAGAATGAGTGGTCTAGATCTTCAGACAGGCCCTATTGATGAAGGCGCTCTTGAAACCATTCTGAAAAAGAAATGGTCAGGACAGAACTATTCCGAAAGAGTATGGAACAATACTCAGAAGGTCGCTGATGCAATAAAAGAGGAACTCATGATAGGAGCCCTCACAGGAAAGACAGAGAAGGAAATGACCGACTCAATCAACGAACAGTTCCTATCAGGTAGAAACAATGCCAGAAGATTGGTAAGAACCGAATCATCATACATTCACAATGAAGCGCACTTCCAGGCTTACAAGGACTACGGTATAGAGGAGTATAGATTTGTTGCAACACTAGACCTTAGAACGTCCCAAATTTGCCGTGAGAGAGACGGAAGTGTATACAGGGTGAATGATAAGAAGATAGGCGTAAACGCCCCTCCAATGCACCCGTGGTGCCGTTCTACAACTATTATGAATCTTGATGATGAAACTATGCATAATCTAGAAAGATTTGCTAGAGACCCTGTTACAGGTGAAAGGATGAAGGTTCCAGCTGATGAGACTTATAAAGAGTGGTATCAGAGAATGGTTGAAAAGCATGGTGCTGAAGCGATTAATACGGCTGGGAAGTCAACTAAGAATTATTCTAGTGATAAGGTTCAGTATCAAAATTACATCAACGTTCTTGGGAATAAGTTTGTTCCTGATACATTAGAAGAGTTTCAGAAAATAAAATACGGTAACGAGAAACAGTGGAATGATTTAAAGTATAAATTCAGGACAGTGAATCGTTATAAAACGGATTATGGTAAAGTTGATGCGGAAACTATTCTAGAACTAGATAGAGAAGCCCTTACTGCAAAAGATAAATATATGACAACAAAAGCAGGAAAAGGGAATGTTGCTTCGATGAAAATTGGTGATGATATTTATATTGCTTCAAGCCAAATTTCAGGAGTGTTTGAACCTAATTATTTGAACTATAAAGGAGAAAAATCAAAATTAATTTTATCGCCTGATACGGCTAGACTAACACCTCATTTGAAATCAGTTCCATACAAAGGGCATGAGGGTGAATATTCTAGAGACATTGATACAGAATATAAATTTTTTGAATATATTTATGACAAGGTATTAAAAGGAGAATTAAAGAATCAAGAAATTTATATCTTATCTCAAAAAAGTATGTGTTTTAGCTGCGATTCAGTTTATAATGAACTTGTAAATAAGAAAGAAGTAATAGATGCAAACATCAAAATAAATGTTGTATCCGGAAAAAATAACAAATCTTGGGACTATAGAAATTACGAAACTAAAGCATTAAACAATATTAAAAAGAAGGTGAAAAAATGAGTGAATATTCTGATTTAAAAAAAGGGTTTAGAATTAATTATGAGACCGGAGATCAATCAAGAGGCATGTTCTATCTTGATGATTTAGGACCTTCTTTTGAAGATGATCCATTATTCGCTTTGCAAGTTTCATTAGCTTTAGCAACTATAGAAGCAGAGTTATATCCTACACTTAATGATGGGGTAAACTATATGTTCTATCATACTTATGAGAATGTTGATGAAATTGTAGTAGGTGTGCATGTTGAGACCCAAGAAGAACTGGATGAAATGAAGCGAGACAGGGATTTTGTACTTAATTCAGGCAAGCTTGATTATGAAGATGCTTTTAGAGATGAAATCAGTGAAAAGGAATAATGAAACATGGCAAGAGATGATTATCATGTAATTGTTTATCAGATTCTATCCTACCTGTATATGCAGCTAAAGCAAGGGATGGATATTGATGCATCGCTCATAAGACATGACAGTAAATATCTGCAGATCAACAGAAAGTACTGGACTTATGTCATTGTGAATCTGTTAAATGAGGGATATATCAGTGGTATAGTGATTGACCAGGATATAGACGAAAACATAGAAATATACAACCTTGATAAATGCGAGATTACACCAAAAGGAATAGAATATCTTACTGATAATTCAACTATCGAAAAAGCCAAGCGATTTATGAAAGATTTGAAAGACATATTACCGTTCGTATAAGCCGACTACCTAGTCGGTTTTTATTTTGCCCAATTTCAAGAAAGGAGAACCATATGGCTGAAGGATTGAAACCACATCATCATCAGTACTTCGAGTATGACTGTAAAAGTCATTTTGACAGCCGTAGGCACGTCATTGTTAAGAAGGTGACATATATGTGCATGATATGCGGAAAACTCTCACATGAGACATATGAAGAGTACTGCCCGCCTCCCAAGGAAAGAAAACCTAAAGCATTGATGAAATACAGAAGCAGACAGAAGAGCGATTGATGTTCTTCTTTTTTTCTGTTTGTCCATAACGTGCATATGACATTAAAAGGTGCATGGATATAACAGTCATACGGACTATAAACGGAGGAATTAAGTTATGGAATACATTAAGAATATGATGCCTTTGAACCTTCAGCTGTTTGCGGAAGAAGGGGAAGAGGGGGAAGATGATACAGGCGATGAAGGGAATCCCGATAATGCGCAGTCAGGTGAACCAGAAGATGATAAAGCCAAAGTAACAACCCTCACAGAAGACGATGTGGACAGAATCGTCCAGAAGAGACTTGCCCGTGCAAGAAAGAAGTGGGATAAGGATCATACGGAAGCCGAAAGGCTTAAGAAGATGACAGATGATGAAAAGAAGCAGTATGAGGAAGACAAGAGAAAAGAAGAACTTGACAATAGAGAAGCAGCAATTACTCGTAGAGAACTGACTGCAGTTGCCAAGGAACAGCTTAATGCTGCAGGAGTACCAGCAGACATGGCTGACTTCATTGACTACACTGATGCTGATTCCGTAAACGAATCTGTCAAAAGACTCTCTAAAGCATTCAAGGGAGCAGTTCAGCAGTCTGTTGATGACCGATTGAAAGGCAAAGCCCCTTTAGACAAGGCAAAAAACAATGTATTGACTGCTGTAGAAGAGGATGCAAGAAAAGCATTCGCGAATGCACTTAAATTTTAGAAAAAGAAAAGAGGTATAGAACATGGAAATTAACACATTAGCGTATTCAACTATTTTTCAGACTGAACTAGATAAACAGATGGAGCATCTCACTCTTACATCATGGATGGATGCCAATGCTGGACAGGTCAAGTATAACGGCGGTGCAGAGGTAAAAATCCCTAAGATGTCATTAGTTGGCTTAGGCGACTATAACAGAGATGAAGGATATAAACAGGGTGCTGTTACTCTTGAATATGAAACATTAAAAATGACACAGGACCGTGGAAGAAAGTTCCTTCTTGACGCAATGGATGTGAACGAAACCAATTTCGTTGCATCTGCTGGCACAGTCATGGGAGAATTCCAGCGTTTACATGTTGCTCCTGAAGTAGATGCTTACCGTATTTCTAAGGTTGTATCTGATGTTACAGAAAAGAAATCAGCAAACATCCTAACAACTGCATTGACTGAACAGAATATTCTTTCTGAATTGGAAAAGGCAGCGGATACTATCCGAGATAAAGGGTATCAGGGTGATATCATCTGTCATATTACATATGATACTTTAAGATTATTAAAGGAAAAGATGGTAAACAGCAATCTTACATCAGGTAAATTAACTATTGGAAATATCACATTAGACATCTATAAGCTTGATGAAATCACATTCATTCCTACACCAAAGAACAGAATGTATTCAGCTATCAAGGTTGATGCTGGAGCAACAAAAGACGCAGGTGGATATACAAAAGGTGAAACTGCTAAGGATGTAAACTTCTTAATGGCGCCAATCAATAGTGTTATCGGTGTTACTAAACAGGACAAGACAAGAGTATTTGACCCTGATACTAACCAGGATGCAAATGCTTGGCAGATTGACTATAGAAGATATCATGACTGCTGGGAAAAGGACAACATGCTTGACCTAATCATTGCTAACGTCTCAGCTGATGCATAATGATCATTGTAAAAAGAATCAACGTTGAAAGAGTCATCCATGAGGATGACCTTCAGCGTTATACTGAACAGGGATATCGTGTCATTGAAGACAAGAAGAATGATGAAGATACTCCTGTAGAAAATACAGAAGTGACAGACCTCAACGATATGACTGTTGACCAGTTAAAGACTATTGCAAAGGAAAAGGGCGTTAGCGGATATTCTAGTCTTGTTAAAAAGGAATTGGTCGCAGTTCTCACTAAGATGCAGGAGGAGTAATCTATGGATCTAGTTGAAATTGTTGCTGAAAGAACAGGAGCGAGTCAGGGGCGTGCAAAAATCTATGTTGAAATGGCAAAACAGCGTGCTCTTGCACATACAAACCGCACTGTATACATCACTGCAATGGATTTCTGTGTGGCTGATCTAGCATGTGCCATGTACTTCAGAGAGGGCATGGTCGGAGAATCATCACATTCAGAAGGTGGCATCACATCTACTTTTCAGTCTTCCACTTATGAAGATATTCTCTCAACTCTCAACAACCTGAGACTGATTCGTGCAGGAGGAATTGTTCACGAAAAGAAGCCGGAGGGGAATCAATGAGACTTTCAGCGCTTAAGAACTATCCTGTATATGAGCCTGTCATCGAAAAAGATGGTGAAGGTGTAACTACTGAAAAGTGGATCAAGAGAAAATCAATGCTTCTTGAGATATGGCCTGCCTCCGGTAAGTTACAGGCTGAAATGTATGGGGAGAGACTGAACTACATTCTCAATATGATTCTTCCAAAGAATTTGGATGATGATTTCAGACCCACTGAAAAGTGGGGTGTGAATGTCTATAATCAGTCAATCGATGAACCGGATTACAGAATCATCAGCATGAAGGAATATAACAGGCACTATCTCTATGAACTGGAGAAGATTATTAAATGAGTCTCAATGGTGCTAATGAACTGTTTAGAACGCTTCGTGCTATAGATGCAGTTCTTGATAATCCTGAACAGGTTCTCGGAAAGGCTGCGGAAACAATCAGAAGTGGGTGCGTTCTTGAGTGTCCTGTTAATGATGGTGAATTAAGAAACAAAGGCATAAAGACAAGAGTTGAAGGTGATAAAGGGTATGTCTATACCACATTGCCATATGCTCAATATGTTGAATTCGGAACAGGTCGAAAAGGTGCTGCAGACCATGCTGGAATATCTCCATATGTACATCCTTCTTATACGATGGAGCCTTGGTGGATTCCTGAGGATAAGCTATCAGAAAGTGCGATAAAGCATTATCATTGGGTAGTTATCGAGGTTGATGGAAAGAGATATTACAGGTCGGATGGACAGCCTGCACAGCCATTCATGTACCAGGGAGCAAAGAAGACTGAAAAGAAAGCAGTAAAAGATGCTGGTATTGTAATCAGCCAGTTAATTGAAAAGGATTAAAAGCATATGATCAACATTAAAGATAAAGTATATAAGGCTCTGACAGATGAAGGCCTTGAAGTCACTGATATCTATCCTAAGGACTGGGCTAAGCTTCCAGCCGTTCAGTATGTTGAGGAAGATAACAGCGTGGCAGAATGGACGGATGACAAGGAGCAGATATCACATGTCCTTTACAGAATTGAAATCTGGGATACTAAGAGTACATCAGGTACAGCCTTGAAAGTTGATAAGGCATTATCAGCAATGGGGCTCAAGAGAGTATCATGCAGAGATATTGATGATGCATCAGGACTTAGACACAAGAAAATGAGTTATGAAGCATATTATGATAGTGAATACATCTACCATGGTATGTAACTGATAAGGAGGAATTATATAATGCTAGCAAATGGCGCTAAATTATCTTATGACAAGACAAACCAGGGAAATTCTTTCACTGAACTTCCAGGGTTAAAGAAGATTCCTGACATGGGAATTGAAAAAGAAAAAGTTGAAAACTCTTCACTTGATGATGCAGTCAAAGTTTATGAGTTTGGTATCGGAGACCCTGGAGACCTTGAATATACATTCAAGTATGACAACAGCAAACCAACATCTTCATACAGATTAATGAGGGAACTAGAAAAAACAGGGGCTACTGCAAAGTTCAAGGAAACATTGAAGGACGGCACTACAACTACATTCTCAGGACAGGTTACTGTTAAAAGAGCAGGTGGCGGTGTTAATGATGCTATTGAATTCACTATTTCAATCGCATTACAGTCTGAACTCACTGTTACTGACCCAACAGACGTAACAGAATAGAAAGGAAGATATAGATAAATGGCAGAAAAAGCAAAAAGAAAACCCTTCATCATTTGGAAGATAGGTGAAGAAGAATACAAATTAAAACTGACAACAGGAGAAATCTCTAGACTAGAACAGATGTATGGTGGAAGTCTTATCAACCTTCTTAATACAGAAACAGGCATGACACCATTATGCACTATGCTGGACATCACACATGGTGGTCTTCAGAAATTCAACAGCAACATCGACAGAAGCGATGTGAATGATATGTTTGACAGATACATCGATGAAGGAGGCTCACAGACAGAGTTCCTTAGTGATGTTCTTGTTCCATTGTTTCAGGTATCGGGTTTTTTCTCTGGGGCTCTCGAAACGAAAATGGAAAAGGAAATGGCGGAAGCCAAGAAGAATCTCTAGAAGATATCCTGATTACAGATTACATATACAAGGCGGTCTATGATCCAGCGCTTGATGCTGGAGTAGACCCCTTTTCATTTTGGAATTATTCGTTAGATGAGCTATACGATATTATTTCAGCACATGAAAGAAAGAAAAAAGAAATGGTGCGACAGGAAGCGATATCTCTTCAGATACAGGCCCTTCAGATAAGGGATTGTATTTCTGCTGTCCTTAATGGCAAGGATGATTCATTCACTCCTGCACAATTGTGGGACTTCTATCCTTCACTTTTTGAAGAGGATAGGAAAGAGTTTGAAAAAGAGAAGGAAAGAAAAGAGGTCGCAAGCGCTAGATCTTCTCGTATTGCCTTCAGTAGAAGACATAATGACGCACTAAGAAAAAGAAAGGCGGTGATGCAGAATGACGGTAGAGGAACTGCAGATAGTAATATCTGCTCAGACGAAATCAGCGAAATCAGAACTGAACAGCGTGAAGAATGAAGTCACCGGCCTAAAGAATCATGTTGATAAGGTCACAGGATCAATTGGCAATTCATTCAAGAGTATCCGCAATATTGTGGCGGGTCTTGGTATTGCTTCTCTGATTAAATCAACGATATTAGGTAATGTCGATGCAGCAATCAAGAGAGTTGATACTCTTAGCAATTATAGCCGTGTGATGTCGAATCTAGGTGCTGGCAGCGTTCAAGCGAATGCATCGATACAGAAACTAAGCAATAAGCTTATTGGACTTCCAACAACCCTAGATGATGCATCAGGCGCAGTACAGAGATTTACAGCAGTTAATGGTAATATCTCTAGATCAACAGATATGTTCCTTGCACTTAATAATGCTATTCTAGCAGGTGGTGCAAGCTCAGAAATACAGAAATCAGCACTTGAACAGTTGTCACAGTCATATGCTAAGGGTAAACCTGATATGTTTGAATGGCGTTCAGCGATGACTGCAATGCCTGCACAGATGAAACAGGTGGCTGAGGCCATGGGTTTTGTCAATGCTTCAGCATTAGGCGAGGCATTAAGAAACGGAACTGTATCTATGGACCAGTTCATGAATACTCTTATGCAGTTAAACACTCAGGGCATTAACGGCTATCAGTCATTTGAGGAACAGGCAAGAAATGCGACAGGTGGAATTTCTACATCAATCGCTAATATGAGAACAGCTATTGTTAGATGTATGTCCGAAGTAATGAATACAATC